GGATTGCCGGGTTTACGCACGGGCGGCCGCGTCATTGCTTGGCATTGACCGATTTAAAGAAAAAGATTGGTTAAAGTTTGGTGTCACAAAAGCCGTTGAAAAAGCGCGGCCAATGGGCGACGATAACAAAAGCACGGAAGCAACGGGCGAACCGAAACCGAAACGCGAAAGAAAAACTTTCGTGCAAAGGCCGCGACGCGATAGTTCTTTTTGGTGACGGGGGTTAAATGAGTGACAACGCTTTTGAATCGGGCTTCACTATTGAAGCACTTCAAGCTTTGGAAAAAGCAATCGCCGACGGGGCGATGCGTGTTAAATATTCGGACAAAGAAATTGAATATAGAAGTTTGAAAGAAATGCTTCAAGTTCGGGATTTGATGCGCAACCAATTGGGCTTGAAAACTAAATGCGGGGAACCGGGCTTATTCGGGGGAACTCGAATAATTGCTAAACACTCAAAAGGGTTTGACGATTGTTAATGGCAAACATTTTTTCGAAACTTTTTTCAAATAAAACCGTAAAGCGCAAATATGAAGGCGCTTCGCGCGGCAAACGAATGTCACGTTGGTTGACTCAAAGCACTTCGGCGAACACCGAAGTTTCGGCGGGGCTTGTAACGCTTCGCGACCGCGCCCGCGACCTTCGTCGCAATAACCCCTATGCGGCGAAAGGCGTTCAAGTTATTTCGTCGAACGTTATTGGTCACGGGATTGAAACACAATTCCGAGGTGACGGGGTTTCAAATAAATTCGAGCAATCTTGGCGCGCATGGTCGGAATCAACCGAAATTGATTTTGATGGGCGCAACACAATCTATGGGCTTCAACGGCTTATAATGGAAGCGGTTGTCGAATCGGGTGAAGTGTTAGTTCGAAAAAGGTTTATAGCTGGGTCAAAGATTCCGCTTAAATATCAAATTTTAGAGTCGGATTTTTTAGACGTTAGTAGAACGCAACAAAGCCCAGACAACGGAAACAATATAATTCAGGGCATAGAATTCGACAACCAAGGTAGGCGGGTTGCTTATTGGCTTTATGAAGCACACCCGGGCGGCTATGATTCGCTTTTGTGGTCTTCAAGCCTAAAATCAAACCGCATTCCGGCGGACGAAGTTCTTCATATATATAGGCAAGACCGCCCCGGCCAAGCGCGCGGGGTGACGTGGTTTTCGCCGGTCATTGTTAGACTAAAAGATTTTGACGACTACGAAGACGCGCAGCTTTTGCGCCAAAAAATCGCGGCTTGCTTTACGGCATTCGTTCACGATTTGAACGGCGACGTCACGGACGTTGACGAAGAATGCGGCGACTTGGGCGACAAGATAGAACCGGCAATGATTGAAATGTTACCGCCGGGGAAATCAATAACGTTTGCGAACCCGCCGGGCGTTCAAAATTATAAGGAATACACTTCGGGCGTGTTGCGGGGAATCGCGGCGGGGCTTGGGGTAACTTATGAATCTTTGACGGCCGACCTTTCGAACGTCAATTTTTCGTCGGGCCGAATGGGTTGGCTTGAATTCCACAGAAACATTCAAACATGGCGTGAACATATAGTTTATGCGCATTTTTTAGACCCGATTGTTCAAGATTTTAAAAACATTATGGAGGTGTTGGGTGTTAGTTCGGAAGGCATTACGCACGTTCACGTTCCGCCGAAACGCGAAATGATAGACCCAACAAAAGAAGTTCCGGCAACAATTAAAGCAATCCGTGCGGGATTGACAACGCTTTCGGACGAAATTTTAGCCCTAGTCAAAGACCCGCGCGAACATTTGAAAAATTATAAAAACGACGTTGATCTTGTCGACAAACTGGGGCTTTCATTGACGACCGACGCCCGGGTTGACGAAGACCCGGCCAACGCAGCAATAACAAAAGACGACGAGGGGGCGCAATAATGAAGCGAAAAATAAAACTTCAAACGAATTCTTTGCGCGCAATGTTCGAACCAAACACTTTCAACGAAGAACGAAACACCGTTGACGTGATTTGGACGACAGGCGCACAAGTGAAGCGATTTGACTATTTCGAGGGGCGAACTTTTCTTGAAGAATTGTCGCTTGCCCGGGGCCACGTTAAGCTTGACCGCTTAAATGCGGGCGCGCCGGTTTTAAACAATCACAATTCAAACAGTCTTGGGGACGTCATTGGGGTTGTGCAAAGTGCGGAAATCCGAGACGGCAAGGGCGTTGCGACGCTAAAACTTTCCGGCCGCGAAGACGTGAAACCAATTGTTGCCGATATTCGCGCGGGAATCTTGCGCAACATTTCGGTGGGTTATCGCGTAAATAAATTTGAAGAATTAAAAGATGAAGTCGACGGAATGCCGGTCATGCGGGCCGTTGATTGGGAACCAATGGAACTTTCATTTGTGGGGGTTCCGGCCGATAAGGGCGCACAAGTTCGGGCGGAAGAAACCACAAACGAATGCGAAATCATAAACGAAAGCGAGGGAACAATGGGACGAAAGAAACGAAATGATTCAGCGGGTGAAGCCGACGAATCAATAGTTGAAAATCCCGCCCCCGTCGAAGGGGAAGTTTCTAGCGAAGCGCCCCAGTCGGTCGAGGGCGCGGAACCAAGCCCGGAAGCAAGCGAAGCCGAAAGCGCACCGGCCGAAGTTGATTCCGAGCGAAAACCGGAAGGCGAAGCAAAGCCCGAAGGTGAAGAACAAGCGGCGGGCGAACGTTCGGCACAAGTTGTCGATGTTCAAACGCTAGAAATCAAGCGACAAGGCGAAATCCGAAAAGCGGTTCGTGCCGCGAAATTGGACGAAGCTTTTGCCGACGATCTTGTCGAACGCAAGGTCAATGTCGAAGACGCGCGAAAGCTTGTTATTGATGAATTGGAACGAAAGACAAATTTAAAAACATTAAACCAACGAGTAGAGGTGAACAATATGGAACAAAAAGAACTAAGAAAAGCGGCCGCAACACGCGCGCTTCTAAACCGATATAAGCCGGAAACCTATGCGCTAAAAGGCGACGAAGTAGAATTCCGTCAAGGCAGTTTGATTGATTCGGCTAGACATTTTCTAGCGGCCGAAGGGGTTAAAGAAGCCTACACAATGGGTCGAAGTGAACTTGCGAAACGTGCGTTGCACCATTCGTCGGACTTCCCGGAAGTTTTGGCAAACGTTGCAAACAAGTCTTTGCGTGACGCTTATATGGGCGCGCCGAACACTTATTCGCCTTTCGTTTCACAAAGAAGCGTTGCGGATTTCAAAGAAATTTCCAGCATTCAATTGGGCAACGGCGGCAAATTAGAAAAAGTAAACGAGTCGGGCGAATATAAACGCACGACAGTGAACGAAGCGGCCGAAAAATATAAAGTTGAAAAGTACGGCGTAATTGTTGGCCGAACTTGGGAACTTATTATGAACGACGACATGGACGCATTTTCAAGAATCCCGGCGCAACTAGGTGTTCGCGCGCGTGAAAAAGAAAATGAAATTTTTTGGGGATTGTTACTTTCAAACCCAACAATGGCCGAAACCGGTCTTGCACTTTTCAGTTCGGGCCACGGCAATTTAGCGGGCGCGGGCGCTGCGATTTCGGTTGCTACAATCGGCGCGGGTCGTAAAGCAATGAGACTTTTCACAGACCTTGAAGGTGAATTGATGTCAATTGCACCGAGCTATTTAGTAGTGCCGGCGGCACTTGAAACAATCGCGGAACAATTTGTTGCGTCGGTTTCACCAACGCAAGGTTCGGAAGTAAATCCGTTTTCTGGCAAGTTGAAAATTCTTGCGGAACCACGTCTTGATGCTTCAAGCGCAATTGCTTGGCACTTGTTCGCGGATTCGGCAAAACTTTCAATGGCAGAAATGGCATTGATTGAAGGCAAAGGTCCGGAAATGTTCGTTCGCGAAGGCTTCGACGTTGACGGAATGGAGCTAAAAATTCGCCACACTTTCGGCATGAAACTTGTCGATTTCCGTGGTTATTATAAAAATCCGGGCGCGTAATATAGCCCAATTTTGGGCGGCATAGCGCCGCCCGAAAATTAAATTTATATAAACTTAAACTTTTAAAATAGGAGTTATGAAAATGAAAAATTATGTTCAACCCGGTAAGTCAATGACGGTTGTTGCGGGTGCGACCATTGTAAGCGGTGAACCGTATTTAGTCGGCGGGCTTGTTGGTATCGCGGCGGGCGCGGCTTTGACGGGCGAAGAATACGAACTTCAACTTGAGGGCGTTTACGAACTCGCAAAAGCGGGCGCAACGGTTATCGCGCAAGGCGCGAAAGTTGATTGGGACAACGTTGGCAAATTAGTTGTTGCGGCGGGTGCCGGAACTTTTGGTTTAGGCCACGCATTTGTTGCGGCGGGTAACGGCCCAACAAAAGTAAAAGTTCGAATTTTAGGTCACGTTGATTTGATTGTTTAATGTGAAAGGCGCTTAGAGTGGGCGATTTTCGCGAAAAGGTTGACCGGTTGTTATCGACTTCAATGGAAGTTTTCGGGGAAGACGTTAAGTTTTTCCCGGCTTCCGGCGGGGTTTATAATTTGCGCGGGGTTTTTGACAATGAATATCAGTCATTAGACCCCGACACGGAACAAATCGTTTCGGTGAATCAACCGTCACTGGGCGTGAACTTAAACGACGTCAAGTTTGATTTAAAACAAGGCGACGAAGTAGAGATCAGAAAACAAAGGTTTCGAGTACAAGACAAACGGGAAGACGGGCAAGGGGGCACGGTCCTTTTGCTTCATAAGGTGATAGTTTATGAGCGAGATAAAGACACGCGCGTTCGTTAAGCGCAAAGCTAAAGAAGCGATTCAAAAGCTTTTGAACACGATTCCGAATGTTCAAGGGCGCGTTTCTATTTCGCGAACTATTCCGACGGACGCCCAAAATTTGCCCGCCATTTTAATTTATTCGATCGGCGAAACGGCTTCGATTCATAATGAAGCGCCCCGAACGTATAGACGAAATTTGACGGTTCAAATTGAAGTGATTGCCGCCGGAAACGACGACGACCATTTGGATTTTTTACTTGAAGACCTTGGCGACAAGATCGAAAACTATATGGAACGCGACGAAACTTTGGGCGATTTGGTGAACAGGCTTGAATTGACGGGGACGTCGTATCAATCCGAGCCGGACGCACAAAGCCCGATTGGTTCTTTGGTGTTTTCTTATTCGGTCGAAATCTTTACCGACGCGCAGCATTTAGACGATTCTAATTTAGAAGAATTCCAAGGCACCGATAACGAATGGAAGGTTGGGCATCACGATTCGCCGCCGGACGGGGTTGTTGACGCCGTGGACGAAATAAACGTTGAAACTTAATTGGGGGAAACCATGCAAATTTATGTAAAACCGAAAGCCGGTTTGAAAATTATGAACCCGGTGACAAAACGGGCGATAAGTGCAGAGGGCGAAATGGTTGTTTCGTCTTCGTATTGGTCGCGCCGTATATCGGACGGGGACATTGAAGTCATTGAACAAAAAAGCGCGGCGAGTGCCGAGCTAAAAAAGTCTAAGGGGGATTTATGAGCATTTCATTCAATCAAATTCCGAGTGGAATTCGTGTCCCGCTATTTTATGCGGAATTCGACAATTCGGCGGCCGTTCAAGGCGGGGCCGAACAAGTTTATAAAACGCTTTTGATAGGCAACAAACTTGCGGCCGGGACTAAGCCCGAACTAGAAGTTCAACTTATTACGAGCGCGGAACAAGCGGCGGAATATTTCGGAATCGGTTCGGTTTTGTCAGACATGGCGGCGGCTTATCTGAAAAACAACAAAATCAACCCGCTTTATTGCATTGCGATTGACGATAACGTGGCCGGCGCGCTTGCGACGGGCACAATCACAATTGGCGGAACGCCAACGGCGGCGGGGACGCTTTCATATATGATAGGCGGCAAAAACGTTCAAGTTGGGGTGACGACAGTCGACACACCGACAACAATTGCGGCGGCTTTGGTTGCGGCAATTACGGCGGACACAAGTTTAACCGTTTCGGCGGCCAATGTTTTGGGCGTTGTTACATTGACGGCTAAAAACAAAGGTCTTCACGCCAACGAAATGGACGTTCGTCAAAATTATTTCTTAGGTGAAGAACTTCCGGCGGGCGTGACTTCGGTTATTGTCGCAATGTCGGGCGGCACGGGCAACCCGGACGTTGACGAAGTTTGGCCGGTGATTGGTGACGACCAATATATTCTAATGGTTACACCGTGGACGGATTCGCAAAATTTGGGGAAAATGGAAACGGAACTTGACGACCGTTTCGGCCCATTAAGACAAAATGACGGCTACGGGCTTTATGGAAAACGCGACACGCACGGCAATTTAGTGACTTTCGGTAACACTCGGAATTCACAATTTACGACAGTGATGGGCGTTAAGGGGCCAAGTTCGCCGTGGGTTGTGGCCGCAAGTTTAGCGGGTCAAGTTTCGGCGGCGGGTTCAATCGACCCAGCAAGACCGTTTCAAACGCTGAAATTGGTTGGGGTTTTAGCCCCGGCACAAAGCGAACTTTTCACGTTGGCCGAAAGGGACATTCTTTTGCACAACGGGATTGCAACTTTCAACGTTGATTCAGGTTCAAACGTATTGATTGAGTCGGTCATCACGACTTTCAAAGAAAATTCTTTTGGAAGCCCCGACACTTCATATTTATATTTGAACACACCGCTAACTTTGTCATATTTGCGATTTGACTTGAAAGCGCGAATCACTTCGCGATTCCCACGTCATAAACTTGCAAATGACGGGACAAGATTCGCGCCGGGTCAAGCCGTTGTGACGCCGCTTTCGATCAAAGCCGAAGTCATTACGAAGTTTCAAGAATGGGAAGAAAAAGCCCTTGTCGAAGGCTTCGAACAATTTAAAAGTGACTTAATAGTGGAACGAAACAACGACAATCCAAACCGAGTTGACATTTTATTACCGCCGGACTTAGTGAATCAACTAAGAATTTGCGGTGTAAAAATTCAATTCTTGTTATAAAC